AATGATATATAGACCAAATGATATCAATTTTGGTAAAGCAACAAGTATCATATATGAACATGCATACGGAATAAATTCTAGTTCATTAGATGAATACATAGCCGCTGTGACTATAAATCACTATTGGAGACAAATTACATTAGGCGAAATAAAGACTGCAATTGCTAGAGACGAACAAACTGGCGAAATTATATATGAAGTCGTGTATAGCAGTGTTATTGATAATTTAGTAAATCCAGCTGGGCAAAGTGTCAGTAAAGAAATATTTTGGCCAAGATTTATACCCTTAAATGAGGGTCCTTGGTACACAAGTTCCACTGACATATTCACGAGCTATATCGGACAGGGCGGACAAACACAGTTCTATACTAGCTTAACACCGGGATTTGCTAGATTGCTATATCCTAATAGTTTGCCCAACATGAGACAACAGGTAATCGATGTAATAGGTAGTGAAGAAAATACATATATCTTGCCATTATGGATGACAAGTCAGCAACTAGATGGCAATACTTTAGGCTACACTCCTGCTTGGGTTATATGTTACACTAAACCGGGCTTCTCAGAAATCATTAAGAATAACATAGAAAACAATTGGAAAAATCCAGTGGGGCAGATACAGCGTCTTAATCAAATCGCTTTCAATATCGATAGATTTACGGTTGACAAAAGCACTACGTACAACTACGATAATAACTTGGTGCCTCCAGCTTGGACTGCATTGCCGAGTGGTGATCCGGTTCCCGATCCTATTGATAGCCAAGATTTTTATGTCTTATTTCCCAGACAGACAATTTTACCTAACGATACCCAGTATCCACGATAAATATATTATGGAACAAAAATTATGAGTCAGATTAACACAAACGGAATCAACACTAACTATCCAGTACCCGGCGAGAACAACAGTTCTCAGGGGTTTAGGGATAACTTCGCTCAAATCAGGAATGGATTAAACACGGCTGGAACTGAGATTACTGATCTTCAGAATAAAGTAGTGTTGAAAGCCGCACTGAATAATGCAGTATTGAACAATGATATGGCTAACACACTAATTAGCAATGCATCTACTAGAGGCTGGCGCGGCACTACATATAATCTCGGTAATGCATTGGTAGGTACTGTTCTAGTAGATGTTAACAGAGCAGATGTTCATTATGGTACATTAACTGGAAACCTTACCTTGCAATTTGGTAGCTGGGCTCCTGTAAACACTGAAAGCTCAGTAACCGTTAGATTAGCAGTCGCTAACGCAAATGCGGTTATATCATTGCCTAGTGAAGTAGTTTCGTCAAATAACAATTTTGGTGTCACTATTATAGAGAATTACAAGGATATTAGCAATGTTGCTACTATTACAGCACCGGCTAATGTTCAAATTTTGGAATATACTTTCACTTCAATTGATTGCGGCAACACTATCACGATGAGTCCAGTTAATCGTTCTTATCAATCAACTCAAATCATCAATCGTGATCCTCCCCCCACAGGGTTTCCGGGAGATGCTCCCGGAACTGTTGCAGTTGGAAATAGTGTGGGCGAGCTTAACGTTACTTCCACTATTGGTACCGGCAACTACATTATTGTAAATTCAACTTCCGGTCTGTATCCTGAATTACCTATCGTGTTTACTGGTAATACTGATGCTGCTAATAGCAACCTTACAGCAGGAACTACTTACTTTGTAAGTACAGTTGCTAATGCTACTGCATTTACTGTTGCTACTACAGCAGGCGGAGCGGCACGTGATGTAGGTACAAGCTCTCAAGCATTTAATGGTAATCCAACTAGCTATCTATATGTTTGCACCGCAGATTTTAATTCAACAGTGAATGCTAAATCAGTATCTAATACTTTTAGTTCTGGAAATATTATTCAACTCAACAATACTAGTAGCTTAGCGGTAAATGCTCCAATTATCTTTACTGGTAATGTGGATACTGCAAACACTAATATTGTAGCTAACAATGTGTATTACATTAAGACCATTGCATCACCTAACATTACTATTAGTGGTACAAGAGTAGCAGGTACTGCTGGAGGCGTTGTCGCTATAGGCAACCTCGGTGTGACTGCCAATATTACAGCTACAGCCATTATCGGTACTGATATTTGGAAAAGAATAGAACTGACTTCTTGGTAAGACATGGAACATCCTTTTTTAACAAGCAAAGATTTAGAAGACAAGTCAATGGAAGAGATACAGGAAGCCATAAGTAATATTATGAATAAACTCACCTTTGCTTACAGAACACAAAACGGTCCGCTAATACATCAACTTCAAATGGTTCTCGAAAGTCATAGAACGCAGTATTTTAAAAAGACTGATGAAGTTTTTGCTAAGCAGAAATTGAACAACCAAATCAACATTCAGAGTGATAGATAACGATGCACACCCGTATTGAACGAGATTTCTGTTTTCAAACAGGCTTGTATTTTGAAAACAAATTTCATGTGAATGTGTATGACATAACTGTATCTATGTTGGTAGAAACTGATTCAATCAAAGAACAAAATATTGCAATGGATAGAGCTATCTATTTGTTGAGCGAATTAATTACTAATTCAGTATTTGTAAACTCAGCTAATAGTGATATCATTAAGAAGTATGAAAATGTGGACTTGAGAATATGTGAATTACCACAAGAACCATATGATCAAATTATAGCAATGGTACTGTTACTTAAGCTTAACAGCATTATGGAAAATAGATTAAAGATTACTGATTTGGTTATAGGTTCAACTATGAGCGACGGAGTAAGATTTAATTTAGTATCAGAAACAGCAGAAAGTACATTTAGTGGAAAATACTGGTGGAACAGTCCCTGTTTAGCAATCACGAATCATGCAACTGATGGCATAGACCACAATAAAGTAATCAAATTATTTAATGATGATTGGACTGGTTTGGGCTTATCTTGGCGAGAAACGGCTAAAAATTAACTTGAAATCCTGTTAATAATAGTGTAAGATAACACTATGTTCAAAGATAAGTATGGTCAGTTAATATTCAATGAGAATGATTTGGTAGATTTGTATCTAACCAACACTGAATTCTCTACCAAAAGAGAAATATTAGTAGAAAACGATATTTTGTTTGATGACTCATTAGATTTAAAAACGCCTACTAAAGTAAAAAAATATCAAAAACTAGATATTTCTATCGAAGATTTCGATATTCAATCAAGTAACACATGGCACTTCCCGTCTGAATACCAAACATTTGACATAGCTAAATTCGTATTAGACCAATGTCAATCTGAAACTGAACTGCAACGAGCAGGAGAAGAACTATTAATGTTTCAGGAACGAGATATGTTAATACTACTTAAGTATTTGAAATATCTAGTTGACACCATGAGAAATAATAACATTGTTTGGGGTGTGGGAAGAGGATCATGCGTAAGTAGTTTTGTCTTGTTTCTTATTGGAATTCACAAAATCAATCCGATATACTATGATCTTGATGTCAGTGAATTTTTAAAATAGATGATTAGATACACATAAATAATACAGAGGAGTAACTTATGGCAAAATATAGAACAGCAATGGGTAAGGTAGTTGATATGTCGCAACTTGCTGCCAAAAACGAAAGAGCCCGCGCAGTAGGTAATATGAGCGTTAATGCTAGAGGCGATACTATTGATGCTACTGGTAAAATTGTATTACCGGTAACTAAAAAGGTCGGAGACAGATACCAAAAGACTGTCAGTAACCGAGCAGCAAATATCGTAAAGAAAAAGCAAGTAGATAGCTTCACGCCTATTGAATCAGCACCTGCTCCCGAAACTAAAATTGACTTATCACAGTTAGTAGAAGAAGAACTAGAGTTTTTGGATACTACTGAGGAAGATGAAACAATTGATAGAATTAAAGCTATCGAAGCAGCTAAAGCCTTAGAAGCAAACTTAGTACAAGAATCTAAGAAGATTAAAATTAAGCCTGCAAGTGAGGCACCGGACTCGTTTGATCCTAGCAAAGATTGATATATGGCAGAAAAACGTAACTTATCTACAACAAAGTTTAAAGAGTTTAAAGCAATTGGAGATCACATCCTAGTTCACGGGATGGAATTCAGAGAGCGTCTAAGTCGTGGTGGCATCATCATGATTAACGATGATATGAAAAGCGCAGGGATTCGTCCAAGATGGGCGCAAATATACTCAATAGGACCTAAATGTAAAGAAGACCTTAAAGTAGGTGATTATATTATGATAGCACACGGTCGCTGGAGTCGTGGTATGACCATTGAAGACTCTGAAGGCGAGAAAACGATCCGTAAGGTAGATCCAAACGATATTTTATTAATTAGCGAAACACCAGTAAACGATTATACAATGACAGATAAAGAATACTGATAGGATTGGGAAAGTGAGAAATAATTGAATGATTGCTGCAATGGATCAATCACTTTCCCAATCTATTTGACATTTTTCTCAACTTATACTATACTAAGATATGAATAAAAAACCCGACACCACTACAATCATCGCTACAGCAGCAGTAACACTTGCTGCCGGGCTAGCAACCTATATGTTTTTCAAAACATATAAAACGATTCAGAAATTGGATGAATTCGATCTTGACTTTGGTAACGATGTTGTGTTATCATCAGTTTTTAACAAGAAAGTAACCGATGAAAAATAATCTTTGGGTAGAAAAGTATCGTCCGAGTAAGGTAGAAGAATATGTTTTTGTTGACAAAAATCAGAAAGCAATTGTACAACGCTGGATTTCTGATAAGTCCATTCCTCATCTATTGCTTTCAGGCGACCCTGGAACAGGCAAAACGACTCTTGCAAAAGTTCTCATCAACGAACTCGGAGTAGAAGAATTTGATGTCCTAGAAATCAATGCTAGTCGTGAAAACGGCATTGATAATATGCGTGAACGGATTAATGGCTTTGTTCAAACGATGCCGTTCGGTAGCTTTAAGGTTGTTCTGTTGGATGAGGCTGATTATCTCTCGCAGCCCGCACAAGCAGCACTGCGTAACGATATGGAAGCTTATCACCAAACAGTTAGATATGTTCTTACTTGTAACTATCAGCATAAGATTATCCCTGCGTTGAAGTCACGTTGTCAAGAGTTTCATATTGCTAAGCCAGACATTACAGAGTATACAACTCGTGCTGCCACTGTATTGATTACTGAAGGCGTTGATTTTGATCTTGATGACCTCGACACATATGTTCGTGGATGCTATCCCGATCTTCGCAAGTGTCTTAATCAGCTACAGCAGAACAGTGTTGATGGTAAACTCAATAAGCCACAGTCAACTGGCAGTGGCGAAGATGAACTGTTGATTGCTGCAACTGACTTGTTCAAGAGTGGCAAGATTATTGAAGGTCGTCAACAGTTGATGCAGTATATCAGTCTATATCCAACTCGTATCGAAGACTGCTATCGCTGGATGTATGACAATCTTGATTTATGGGGCAGCACACAAGAACGCAAAGATGCAGCAATCATTATGATTCGCAATGGTCTTGCTAATCTTCCTCTCGTGGGCATCCCTGAAATTAGTCTAGCAGCAACACTTGTGGAATTGACCTCGTGATTTATCTTTCAGCAGCATTAACTTGGCCTTTCAAGCATGATCCTAAATTCCATGAAAATTATTTTTGGAAGACATGGAAGTTAACTAAAAACAAGTTTTTAGAAATTCAAGTTGCCAAGGGTAGTGATGAACTTATAGGATTCACGTTTAGACTATCGTTTAAACAAGATCACGCCGGGCTTATGATTGACCTTTCGCTATTCCGTAGATCAATCTATTTTCAGATTTATGACAGCCGTCATTGGGATCATGACAGGGGTTGTTACCAAACATATGAGGAGAATATAAATGGCTAAATGGAGATTAATGCCAAAATACAAAAAGAGCATTCAAGAAATTGAATTTTGGACAAAGGACGGTAAAGTAATTCAGTATAGTGTTTGGTGGCGTGGCGGCAACGTCATTCTTAATACTGCTACTGATGAACAACCTGAAATTGATCTAGTGAATGCTGATGAAGATGGATTGGATGTATACTCATTAGCAGACGGAGAAATCATTCTAGACGTAGAAATGGATAGCTTTTGGGACGGTGATAGTACTGAATGGGTAGCTAATTCTTCTGATGTAACCGAAGAAGAACTACAGGAAGTCATTGATGCCTGGGAAGAAGATTTTAGCGAAGGCGTAGAAAATCTTGGCTGGGAACTTGATGACAACGAAGTATATTTCCACGGTGAGCTAGAGATTGAAAAGGTTGAGGGATGAGATACCTATTAATTTCATATCTTAGAAAAGTAAACGGACAGATTGATGAAATGGTCAATGTGTCTAAGCGTGTCCGTACTAGCGACACCAATAATTCAAATGTTATTTTAGATTTTGCTAACAAGGAAATCGTAAAGTGTGTTATTGAAGGCAAACCACATGACACCACTTTTGAACTGATGCGAGATTATTATTATAAAGTTTATCCACAGTTAGTAGAACAACTTGAGAAAGAGGCACCGATCACTGCCGTTCAAGAAAAAAAGGCAGTCAAAGCTAAAATAAAAACGGGGCGCTAGACCCCGTTTTCATTACGAATACATATTTAAGATGTGTTCAATTATCTTATGTCTTCTAATATCCTTCATGTCAAATTCACATGTTACCATACCTGGAACTTTGTGAGTTTCAATTTTGTGTTTTAGGTCTAGTAGACCATTATCTAGTGTTTTTCTGTCGGTTTGTTCAACGTCGCCAGTAATGACAATTTTACTGCCCTCACCAATTCTTGTCATTAACATTTTCATCTGACTTGGCGTTGCATTCTGTGCTTCATCCAGAATGATCCAACTATGCTTAAAGTTTCGGCCTCTACAGAAGGCTAGTGGGGTTATTTCAATAATTTGCTCCTCGACCATGTACTCCAATTCTCTAGTTGAATAATACTCTCTAAGAACATCAAAGAGAGGTCTGACCCACGGTTCCATTTTGGCGTTCAAGTCACCGGGTAGAAACCCGTGCTTTTCATCGTCAACTGCAACCGCGGGCCTTGTAAGTAGAATTTTCTTACAATCTCCTGTTCGCATTGCCTGAATTGCTGCAAGCATTGCAAGATAGGTTTTACCCGTACCTGCAGGTCCACTCACCATAACGATGTCTGTTTCAGGGTCTGTTAATGCTATGATATATTTTTCCTGATTAATACTCTGTGGTATCAGTTCGACGGGTCGTGTGACCTTTTTGGGTTGGGTTTGATTGAAGTCAATAGTTTTAGATTCATTCATGTAGAATGCCTTTCCGCTATCGTTTCTACCAGTTCGGGTTGAACGTGTGTCTTTTCTTAGTGCGCTTGTTTTTCGTTTGCTCACATATTTCTCCTAATCTGTGTTTTTGACACTTGAGAACTTTTGCTCTCAAAGATACTTAGAACCGGCGTATTAAGTAAACTATGAGTATGTGAAAATTTGTTTCCTATGATAAATATACTGTTCGCAGGGAATAACCATTTCCTACTATATGATGCTGGAGAGATAAATACTTCTATGAAAAGTTTACCAGCAGATAAGTTCTTTAACGACATTGATTTTGTAAGTATTATAGACACTATCAAAGGTGTCTATATGAGTGACGGCGCCATGTCCACTCTATTGGATTATGAGCGTGTATTAGACGAAGCAGATGTTTATGCTTTTAAAAATTGGTTAACCGGTGAGTTAGTAGATGGTCCAGTTGTAGGAAGATACAACTGCAAATGCGTGTTCATGTGGCCGTACAAACTAATGCCTGATCCCAGAGCCGCACTTAGACTAACAAACGTAGGATGTAAAGTTACGTATGGTAAAGGCGAAATCAAAGTTCCAGTAGAAGTGAAAGACTACGAAGATTTTCAGCCAGGAACCAGATATCCTAAGATGGCAGAAAGAAAAGTTTGGTTTGTTGAAATTGTTATTCCGTTTGAATTAATGGATGATATTAAAGAGGGTACGATTGATCTTGCTGATGAAACTATCGATCTTTCTGAGATTGATGACGCATATGATGAAGACCTAGATGATACTATGTCAGAAAAAGATTCAGTAGAAACTACTTCTGACAAAGAACAACCTGATCAAGCAGTCAGCCCAGAAATGGGGATGATGTAACATGGCACTAGATTACATGGACCTTAAAGGCCAACTCAGGGACGAAATTACTGTTGACGAATATGCCGCTAAAATGGGTATGGATAGTGACATTGTAACTGTAACTTTTATTACCCACAGCAATTTAGCTGCAAAAGATTTAGTAACGTGGTTCGAAAGAGGATATGATTTCGTATTGGATGCTAGTGTTAGTGAAGGCGAAATTGAGCCAGGTATATGGTTAGTCTTTGTTGAAATGGAACGTAGAAGTAAAGTTCCTAGCAGAATATGTACACTACTAGCTGACCTAGAAACACTGACTGACATAAAACTAGATGAGTGGTCAGTTGATATCGAAGGTGATAAAATTGCTGCTGATGAAGAACGCATTCGTGAAAAAATGATTTTGAATCCAAATGAGTACAAAGCGGAAAAAGAATCAGATGAAAAATTGAATGAATTTCGTGAATTAGCAGGAATAGAAACAAAAAGAGTATACCATGAAGATGAGTATACGAAAAACTTAAAAGCAATAGCGGGGATGTAATTATGTTTTTACCAGAAAAGAATAAAAGTGAAGAACTACAGCTTATCGCAAAAACCGATGAGCATCATGAAGCAATGACGGGGGACAATGAATTCATGGCACAAGTAAAAGAAAGAAACGAACAAGCTAATCAGCTTATGAATCTTAATAATGCTGCACTAACACAAGCAGGAACCAATGCGGCACAGAACGCAGAAGTGCTTGTGAAGCATGACAAAGAAAGCGAAGATTGGATTAACAAGAAATGGCGTCCTGCAATGGGCTGGATGTATATGGCAGTCTGCGTTACTGACTTCATTATATTCCCAATTGCTTGGTCAATCCTACAAGCTGCGACTAACGGCAGTGTAACAACTCCTTGGCAACCAATCTCACTACAGGGTGCTGGTCTATTCCACATCGCAATGGGTGCTGTTCTTGGTATCGCTGCTTATGGTCGTACTAAGGAAAAGATTGAAGGTGCATCAACTGTTGACACAGCAGTAGGCGCTCCGGCTAGTCCAGTGAGTGCATTCTTAGGAAAATAACTCTTGACTTTTAACGCCCAGGGTGCTATATAATGTATATGGATCATTATAACACTCTGGGCGTTCCACGGTCAGCTACCGCGGACGAAATCAAAAAAGCCTATCGTAAGCTAGCGATGGAACATCACCCGGATAAGGGCGGTGATATCAACAAATTTCAAGAACTCACTAACGCATATGAGACATTAAGCGATCCTGACAAGCGTTCTCAGTACGATAACCCTCAATATAGACAGCAACATAGTCCGTTTGGTGACGCTCCTGGTGGCTTTAACTTCAATTTTAATGGCTTTGATCTTAATGATTTGTTTGGACAAGCATTTGGTCAGCGAGGCCATCCTCATCAACAGCAGCAACAACTATTTAGGACTCAGGTAGCGATATCATTAGTAGATGCATATAACGGTAAAGAACATGTATTGCAGCTTTCTACACCCACTGGCGTCAAAGTAATTAATGTAAAAATACCTGCAGGAATTAGTCACGGTGAACAAGCTAGATATGAGAATATAATAGATAATGGAACGCTAATTATAGGTTTTCATGTCATGCCCGATCTAAGATTTGACAGAAACGGGGATGATTTGTATTGCAATTTGCCTATATCTGTTCTAGACTTAATAGTAGGTACTAAGCTCAAATTCACCTCTATTGCAGGAAAGACTATCGAAGTTACTATTCCTGCAAACACTCAACCATCGCAACACATCAGATTATCTGGTTTAGGAATGCCTATAAAAAATGTACCTAGTACATATGGTGACCAAATACTATTGCTAAAACCTTATATACCTGATAATATACATACTGATATCATTGAAGCCATAAATAATAATCAAGTAACTAATACATAAAAGGAAAGAATATTGCAACCCTCACCCGAAATTGAAAATATCGTAGCACGAGCAATCGAAGCCGCTAAGAAGTATCAACATGAATATGTTACAGTTGAACACCTTCTTTTGTCTTTGGTTACACATGCGCCATTTAAGAAGTGTCTTACTGGATTTAATGTAGACACTGAATTGATGATTCAAGAAATCGAAATGTATTTGAACAGTCTACAGTCTATTGTATCGACTGATCCCGATATTCAACCGAAACGAACTAATCTTCTTGAGCGTGTGATGAATCGCAGCGTCACTCAGGTATTGTTTACTGGTCGTAGACAAGTTTCTACAATTGATCTTTACATGAGTATCGCTAGTGAAAGTAACAGCCACGCACATTATTTTCTTCTAAAGTATGGCGTATCTAAGGTTGATTTCTTGAATCACTGGCAAAAATATTACCGCGGTGACGATAGTATGACTGCCATCACAGCTAATCAAGCAGATGATATTCTTGAAGAATATACGATTAATCTTACACAGCTTGCC